TGGATAAACAGAGCGAACTTTTCATAAAGTCAAAATTCCTGTTAAAGAAATATACTAAAAATTTCAATATATCGAGAACACCTAAAGAACACACAACAATAGATTCTAACGAGATTTGGACAGAGGGTGAGTGTCTTCTAGTTAGATATTCTTCTTTGGATCGTTTAAAAGAATTAGTAAAAAACCGTTCAGTCTAATATATCATTTAGTATATCATTTCGGTGTTTTTCAATCGGTTTAAAGTAATGTTTGAATGTGTGTTACTGTAACACTAAACTCCCGAATTCCTCACTTAATAAAGTGTAATCTCCGTAGAACAATCTATAAGATAAGATGGTTCCTTTACGTATTAGTATTGTATCATCCTCCATAATATTCGGCCAATATATGAAATCTATCAATGTTATTACTTTATTCATACAACTTCTATAAACATTTGTATAATATGTTTATAGAAGGTGTATGAATAAAGTCGCATTAATTACCGGTATTACCGGTCAGGACGGAAGTTACCTAAGTGAACTACTACTAGAGAAGGGATATGTTGTACATGGTATTAAAAGAAGAAGTTCTTCCTTCAATACTGAACGCATAGACCACATTTATGATGATGAGAAATATAAAGATAAATTCTTCTTACATTATGGTGATTTAACAGATTCAACCAACATAATAAGAATTGTACAAGAGGTTCAACCTGATGAGATATACAATTTGGGAGCTCAATCACATGTGATGGTTTCTTTTGAAACACCAGAATATACGGCTAATTCGGATGCAATTGGTCCTTTGAGAATACTCGAAGCTATTAAAATTCTGAAATTAGAGGAAAAGACGAAATTTTACCAAGCATCTACCTCTGAGATGTTCGGATTAGTACAGGAAGTTCCACAAACAGAAACAACACCATTCTATCCAAGAAGTCCTTATGGATGTGCTAAGTTATACGCACATTGGATAACAGTAAATTATAGAGAGTCTTATGGTATGTTTGCTTGTTCTGGTATTCTATTCAATCACGAGAGTCCAGTTAGAGGAGAAACATTCGTAACTCGTAAAATAACTCAGGCAGTTGCTAAAATAAAGCTTGGTTTACAGGATAAGTTGTATATTGGTAATCTTGATGCTGAAAGGGATTGGGGACATGCCAAGGATTATGTCCGTGGTATGTGGATGATGTTACAACAAGATAAACCTGGTGATTATGTTTTATCAACTGGTAAAAAGATTTCGGTTCGTACATTCTGTGAAATGTCATTTCGTGAAATTGGAGTTGAGATTAACTGGGTTGGTGAGGGTGTTCATGAGGTTGGTGTTGATTCAGAAACACAAATGGTCTTGGTTGAAATTAACTCTAAATATTTCAGACCAACTGAAGTATGTGAGTTATTAGGTGATTCTACAAAAGCTCGTGATGAACTTGGTTGGGAACCTGAGTGTAGTGTTGTGCAATTGTGTAGTGAGATGGTTAAATATGATATAAATAAATTATCTAGAGTATAAATGACAGTTATTAAACCTTATTCTAAAATCTTAGTATGTGGTGGTAATGGAATGGTTGGATTATCCATAATCAGAGAACTCAAATCAAGAGGATATAACAATATCATATCACCGACTAGTACAGAACTAGATATGACAAGTCAATTTGGAGTAGATGGTTTCTTCAAGGAGCACAAACCAGTTTTCGTATTTATGGCAGCTGCAAAGGTTGGTGGTATACAGGCTAATAATACACAGAAGGGTGAATTTATGTACAAAAATCTGATGATTCAGACTAACATAATACACTCATCTTATGTTTATGGTGTTGAGAAATTATTATTTCTGGGTTCATCTTGTATTTATCCAAGAATGAGTCAACAACCAATCAAAGAAGAGTATTTAATGACCGGTGAATTAGAACCGACTAATGATTCTTACGCCTTATCAAAATTATCGGGTATTAAGATGTGTCAGTCGTATAATGAACAGTATGGAACAAACTTCATATCTGTCATACCAACTAATTTATATGGTCCAAATGATAATTTCGATTTGAATTCTTCACATGTATTACCAGCTTTGATACGTAAAGTACACGAGGCTAAAGAAAAAAATGATAACAATGTTGTTGTTTGGGGTTCGGGTAATCCAAAAAGAGAATTTCTGTATGTTGACGATTTGGCCGAGGCTTGTATAGACTTATTTGAGAATTATAGTGGTAATGACGTAATTAACATAGGTACCGGTGAAGATATATCGATAAAAGATCTTGTATATCTTATACAGTATGTTGTTGGTTATACTTGTAACGTAGAATTCGATTCAAGTAAGCCAGATGGTACTCCGCGTAAATTACTGGATGTATCAAGAGCTACCGAACTTGGTTGGACGTATAAGACTTCACTAAGAGATGGTATAGATAAAGCGTATAAACATTTTTTAGAGAATGAATAAATGTTATTTACAGAGGTGGGAATCCTCGGTTAGAAATTCTGGTGTGTATCCAGGTGGATGCTCACTACACACCACACCAAATGAACATTCTTCGTATGTTAATGGCATATACTCACCAAGAGGTGAGAAAGTCCCTGAGGAGTACGAGAAAACGTCTGGACGGCCTATTATATGCTACATCAATGATAAGTTATATGAACTAGTACAATCTACGGGTAGTTTATTTGTACATGAGAGTGGTCTTTCGAATATGGTTGATATGTGTGATATCAGTTTCCGTTTTTAATTGAACTTCTTACTTTTTAAGTGCATCTCTGTTATAACGATGAACCTAAATCCTTTCTTATCACAGTATTTTATCATAGCTTTCCATTTAACTGAATTCTTTTGTCCTTGTTTGAGTCTATATTCTAGGTTTTTTAGTTTCTTGGGTGTAGACTTTTGTGGTATTTCGAATAATTTTTTCTCAAATAGTATCACATCTTCGTATTCTTTTTGAGGTTTAACTTCGCATATAACTTTACTTATCTGACCACTTGTTTTTTCCAATTCGTAGTAGAAGTCTGGGTAGTATGTGTGGTTTTTGAGATTTATATCCCCACCCTTTTCGTAGTGTGTCATTTGATAAGGTACTTTCATACACTCACCACACCATCGTTTTATTTCCTTTTTCGAATCCAACCAAACCATTAGTTTGTATTCTAGTCCTGATCTATAATATATCCCACCTTCCGAATTTAGTTTTATAACCTTGTCTTTGTTATTTGGTATGAAATTCCCTTGGTGGTACTTGCTGTTATTGGGTTTTGAGTTTATCATATTTTATATATAACTGTATGGGACCTCTCATGGATAGATTAAAATTAAGTCAGAAAGTTTTTGGGACGGATATAGTTGATTACTATAAGAAGAATACTCAGTATATGTATAACTTGTATAAAGAGTCGAGTAAAGAATGTGAATCGATTAACAAAGAAGATATACAAGTTGGTGGATTCTACCATCTTGTGTATAGAGATGATTCAAACTGGATGAGGTATTCACCTATATTTTGTTGTGATTATAGGAGAATGGATAATATGATAATCATAATGGGTGTGAATTTTAACTTCATACCACTCGAATTAAGACCCAAAATTTTCGATCCTTTTATAAGGGAAGAGGATTTTGATAAGAATACACTACTCGATGTCGATTTTAAGGGTATGTATACTGAATTATTGAAGATTGGGTTCGAATACTCCATTCAGGAGTATAATGTAGCTCAGATAGACATTATACACAGAATAGGACTTGAAATATTACCAAGGTTCATGTATTCATCATTCCCGAAGAACAAATATGATCCAAATAAGCTTATGGCTACATGGGAAAAGAAACTAGAAACAAAGGCCCAAAGGCATAAAGAAATAATACAATCTGTACTTAGTGATTTCTATGATGTTGAGAATGAAATGAATGAGAAGTATGATGCTTTATCAGGACACATAACTCGATTACAGAAGAGTTATACAAAATATGGAAGACCATGATGAAAAATATAGAAAAAGGGAGAAACATAATCTAATATATACAAACAATGAAAGCTAAAGAAGTAATGGATAAATATAGCATAACCCGGAGAACATTACATAATTGGGTTAAGAAGGGTTTGATTGATTTCGAAAAAACACCTTCCGGTAGGTATATATACCTAGATAAAAAAGATAATGATAATGAAAGAGTGTAGTAAATGTAATATAGAAAGAGATATTAGTATGTTCTATAAGGATAAATACTCACCTGATGGACATCGGACGAATTGTAAAGAATGCTCAAAGAAATATCGTGAAGAATCGAAAGAACTAAGTAAAGCTTATAGGGAGAGGAATAAAGAATCTCACCAAAAAAGAAATAGTGAATATCAAAAAATGAATAAAGAAATAATTTCCATTAAGAAAAGGGAATACTATTTAAAGAATAAAGAATCAATACTTGATAAACGTAAACAATATTATGAAGATAATCGTGAAACTAAAATGAAATATCAGAGGGATTATCAACAAAATAATAAAGAGAAGAGAAATAAATACCTTCAGGAAAGAAGGGAAAGTGATCCACTTTTCAAATTAACTACTAATGTTCGAAACCTTATTAATAATTCGTTCTATGAAAACGGATATACTAAGAGTTCGAGAACACAGGAAATACTTGGATGTTCATATAGTGAATTTAAAAAGTATCTCGAATATAAATTTGAGTATTGGATGGATTGGGGTAATCGTGGTATCTATGATGGTGAATTGTGTTCTGGTTGGGATATTGACCATATAACACCATTATCGATTTGTGAGAATGTGGAAGAACTATTGAAGTTAAACCACTACACGAACCTACAACCATTGTGTAGTAAAACAAACAGAGATATAAAGAAAAATAATTTAATATACTAATATGTCAAGTTACAATCCAAATAATAATCAACAAGAATTTTCATATGTCAATTCGGCAGTAGAAAATAGAGGACTCTTTTCGAGAATTCTTAGAAACCTTTCTAGTTGGGGTATGAACTACGATGATATGATCATGCGTAACCAGGTAGGTGTCGGTATTAATGAAGATCCGTACTCAACTGAGGGAAATTCGATGTATGATTTCTTTAGTCGTAAAGCGGTTGCATCTGTATTGGCTCGTAAATCTATTCCTTATTTGGATAGATCATACTCGGACAAAAGAAGAATACTGAGAGAATATTCTATAAAGGATGAAATTAGAGATTTTATCTCGTCTATTGCTGATGAGGCAATTGTTTATTCCGAACAAGATTTCTGTAAAGCTTCTTTGATATCAAATGATTATCCACAAGAAGTTAGAGATAAGTATTTGGAATATTTTCAAAAGATTTATTCTCGTTATGGTTTTGCCGATTCTATATCAGCATGGAACTTAATGAAAGATTTCTTGATTGATGGATATATAGCTATGGAGATTGTTTGGGATGATAAAAAGAAGAACATTGTTCACTTTAATCGTATGTCACCAGAAACATTAGTACCGGCATATGAGCCTAATATTGGTCACCTTTGGATTCAGTTCCCGGAAGACCCACAATTGAGAAGAATTTTACTTGATTCACAGATTATATTTATATCATATTCAACACAAAATGATTATTCTGAGACATCTTATGTTGAGGGGTTGATAAAACCATATAACCAATTGAAGATTATAGAACAGACAAAAATAATGTTCAACATGATAAACTCTACACTTTATCAGAAATTTATCATACCAACAAAAGGACTTGGCCGACAAAGAGCCGAGGAACAAATTGGTCAATTGATACAAGATTATTCAGAGGAAGTTGAATGGGATGATACTATGGGTACATTACAAATAAATGGTCATAAACACTTACCATATAATAAACAGTTCTGGTTCCCTGAGGGTGATGCTGGGATGCCTAGTATGGAAATTGTTTCGCCAGAAGGACATAACTTGAATGAGGATGATATTCTGAAATGGTTCTTCAATATATTGAAAAGAGCTTCTAAGATTCCATTGTTGCGATTTCAAGATGATAATGGTGGTGGTAATGTATTTACGGATGCTGCTGAGATAACAAGAGATGAGGCTAAATTCAGTAGCTTCATACAGAGATTGAGAGCCATATTCAAAGAATTGATAGTTAAGCCTTTGAAGTTACAGATGTTAGTTGAGTTTCCGGAATTAAAAGAAGATGAGAAATTACTTAATCAAATTGATATTGACTTTATTTCTAATCAACTATTCGAAGAGTGGAAGAAATTAGGTAATCTTGCTAAGAAAGCTGAGATTTTACAAACAATGGCTGGCGTAGTTAAATCGGATGGTAATCCTTATTTCCACATCGAGTACCTTGTTGATCATATTCTTAAATTATCACCCGAAGACAAGCAAGAAAACCAAAGATATTGGTTACGTGATCCGGATGGTGCTGGTAGTGCTGAGGGTATGGAAGGAGAAGGTGGTGCTGGTGGCGGAGACGGAGGTGATTTCGGTGGAGATGCTGGTGGCGGAGACGGAGGTGATTTCGGTGGAGATGCTGGTGGTGGAGATGCTGGTGGTGAAGATGCTGGTGGTGGTGGAGATGCTGGTGGGGATGAATTTGAATTCTAAATTACTTCAAGACAAACCCAGTAATCTGATCCGATGAATATATAGGATATATTTTTAATTGTTCTATTGATTCTTTAACTTCCTCATATATTTTGGGATTAGATATCTCATAATTAAGTTCTATCTCATCCACGTACAGATTATCATCAACAATAAATGTTATATCAGTTATTATAAAGATTGCATCCACAATATAACCTGTTGTGTGTTCACTAGAATTATTTAAATATATTGATATCCTTGGGTTCATCTCACTTATAAATAGTGTTGATTTAATACCCATTATTGAGTTTAATTTTAAACTACGGAGACAGGATTTATAGGAAGCGTACGTATCAAGCATTCTTTCGAATTCCCGAATATGATTATTTATTTCTATTTTTGTTATCACATTATTATATTCAGTAAAGCCTTTAATTTATGCATTTCCTCTGGTGATAGATTTACTGGATCATCAATCTCATCAATTGTTTCTTTCGAATTATATAGGCCATTTTTATTAAAAGTTTCATATATCTCCTGTGTATTTAAATTAACTGTGTTATCTACAATCTCGATTGAGTTAGCTTTTAGTAAGTACTCTTCGAATTCCTCAACTTCTTCTTCTGTGAAGTCATTGAGTATTGAAACCACATTCCATTTTAGTTTATCCTTGTTTTTACGGATGAACTCAATAGGTAGTGGTGTTGTTGATATTACATTCCACAAATCTTTGCTCTCGATGATATCTATGTATTTAGATAAATCTAACTGATCGGTTGATGTTAAATAAACAATCATTTTTTCCCAATTTATATAGTCATTATATGAATTTACAAATGACTTATCTAGTGATGAATAAATCGTCATTGATAAATTACTTATGTCTTCTAATGACATAAATTCTTCTTTGATGAACCATTCGATTAAATTCTGACTTATCTTAATTCCTGATGATATTGCCGTAAATACTTGTGTTTCGGTCAGTACATCTTGACACCTCATTATAAATTCATCCTCTGTGACAAAGTATCTAAGGAAGTCATATAGACCATGTGATTTTAATAAATCAACTGCTTGTTCTTCTGTGATAGCTAATTCTTCGTCTGTCATTCCAGTCGATTTAGTTATTCTTAATTTTCTTACTTTTCTCATTTCTTCTTTTGTTCTTTTGTTCTATAGTAATTGTTCTCTTATCAAATATTTTTTTATTTTGTAAAGGATACTCAACTCCAAAATTATCTTTTAGAGTTGTTATTCTTTTCTTTTCGGAACATTTTCTACAGTAATAATATCCCCATAGATTGTCGTATTTAACGTAATTCTTAAATATTACATCTTTCTTGAGTCCACAACCATCACACTCACACTTTATTTTCTGGTGTGATCCTCTGGATAATAACTCAACGGGTATTTGTATTTTCTCACCAATGAATATATCATATCCCATATCATCAAAGTATTGATAATTAGACTGACTAATTTTTATTTCTATTTCTCTGGTCAATATCATAAATAACCGGTGGTATTTTATGTATATATCGAAATATTGTTGTCCCGTGTATATGAAGAAGTATATAATCTCAATCATTATACGAATTTACAACCAATGTGGGTAATTGATAATCTTAAGAAGGGTAATAGATATGAATCTTAATATCCCGAAAATATATCCATGATAACCGTCAATCTCTTGGTTATTTCTGGAAGTCCAAGTGGTTGAATAATACTATTTATGGGTCTAAGAATACATTTGTAAAATTGTGTATCATAATCAATCTCAGGAGCAAGTTCCATAGGAAACGAACCTCTCTGAAAGGCAAAGACTGGTGATATCCTAGTATCTTTACAGTAGAAGTATTTTATCTTAACACCAGACTTCAAGAATTCATACTTAGATTGTAAATCTTTACGATTATGAAGAAGATGATTGTGATAGGCAGCAGCCTTGACGGCAAAGTGAGCTCCACTAACAAATACTAACCTATCTTTCTCCTCTAAGACTTTCTCTTCATATTTATTAACTGATGTCTGCATAGAAATTGAATCCATATCAGAAAGCTCAAACTCTCTTCTCAAATCCTTAACTTGTTTCAATAGGTTTTTGATATTGAAATCATCAGGGTGAGCAAATATGTACTTGATAATATCTACAATTTTCTCACGAGCAAACAATGGTGTTGATGATCTTACGAGTTCAACACCTTTTGGGAATATATAATCGAGTCTTTCATAATCAATCCCATCTTCATGTAATATATGTTGGATATATTTCTTCTTAGCTATATTAACAATCGATTCGGATATTCTCTCTAACTCGAAATCTTCTTTATTAGTAACCCCATATTCACCAGCGTATGTATCAAGACAATCTTTGAAATATTTAGCATATCTAAAATGGTCAAATCCTTGTATAAAGTCTAACTCACATGACCAGTTCCAGTATATTTTATTTGATATTTCTGGTAGTATCTTACTATTAAAGGTTCTATCTTTTACAAAAGCTCCATCAACAACAATTCTATCGTAACCATTTCCAATCTCTTCTAATATTGGTAATATATCAAATTTACCAAAATTTTCTAAATCTTCGATGTATATCGACTTAACATTAGGGTTATTTAATTTTGTTTCTTGTCTATGTTCTAATATAAGAACTTTGCTAGTCATTCCTTCCAATCGTTCTTTATCTAGGAAGTTATTTTTCCACTGACATTTATTCATAACTGGTTCGAATGAAACGAATAGTGAATCTGTATCAGCATATATAGATACGTTCTCATCTTTTGATATTGTTTTGATTTCTTTCAAACCCATTATTTTATGTAGTTCGAAGTCTAGATGCCATAAATTGCTCCAGTATTCGACATTATCTGTATCCATCCTCTTAGTTAATTCTCGACCCTGTGCTGTTATACTACCTGCTACGTGCTCATTGAACAGTATAAAGTAGGGAGTCGCGAGCGCTCCGTAGCTGCCGTTCAGTACTAACTTTAGTGCGAGTTGTAAACTATTATAATAGTCAACTTCGGCTTTGAGTTTGGATGCTTTTTCTTTTAGTATTTGTAATTTATTTATTTTCTCCGCTTTTGTCATAGTTCTTTTATGGTATTTTTATAAAAAGGTTTGATAAGTATATTAGTTGCAGTGTGTTGTGATAATTTATATATAGATAATGTCTGATTATTATGTTTATGTTTATATGAATCCGTTTGTGTGTTGTAATAGAACATTTGGTAACATTTCATATATGTATGAGCCCTTTTATATAGGTAAGGGAAAGGATAGTAGATACATCTCACACCTCAGAAATTATAAACTAAAAAAGAATGATAGTTTCTTATCTAGAAAGATAAATAAGATATTAAAGAATGGGTGTAGTCCATATATTACTAAGTTGTATGAGAATCTGACCGAGAAAGAGGCTCATTCTATTGAGATTGAGTTGATAGATATTATTGGTCGAAGGTGTGTTGGTAAGGGATCATTGGTTAATATAACCTGTGGTGGTGAGGGTATTTCGGGATTTAAGCATAGTGATGAGACTCGTGAGAAGATGTCGTTGAAGGGTGAAAAACATCCAAATTGGGGCAAACCACGTAGTAAGGAAACAAGAAATAAAATATCTAAAGCTCTAACATTGAATAATCCAATGCATAACCCATTGGTGGTTGAGAAGGTTCGTTTACAGAATTTGGGTAAAACACCATGGAATAAGGGATTGTCAGCTAGTGATGTTTCTAAGAAGAGGATGAGTGAGAGTAAGCAAAAGTATGTAAATATACGAGGTGTGTCTAAAAAAACTGATGAGGAATTTACTTTTGGTAATACCAATGAGGTCATGTATTTCCTATCCAGAACACATAGAATGGTTATGATTTATTTCGATAGGGGTGAATCGAAAGATTATTGGTGGTCATTTGATAAACTCAGGTAAGCGTCAGCTAATAGAGTCTGAGTTTTTGTTATGAGTGTAGTAGTCCTATAAACAATCCACCTTTTAATTTTACGGTATTTTAAGGCGATATATACTACATAAAAATAAATCGCTGAAATACATGAAACCAGTATTAATTGTAGAAAACTCGACTAACTCTCTAAAGAGGTTAAATGAATCAGTTGCACAGATGAAGGATCAGTACCTATTGAGTGGTATTTTTACGGAGTTTGGTGTTAAGAACAGAAATGACCGTGTTTACACGGCTGAGAAGTTCCTTCCAGCATTGAAAGAATTAACTGAAAGAATTGAGACACTTGGTGTTGTTTATGGTGAGTTTGATCATCCAGATGTTTTTGATACATCTTTATCGAGATCATCACACACTATACAATCTACTAAGTATTTATCAGAGCAAAATCGAGTAGAGGGTGAGATTAGATTACTTTCTACTTATTGGGGTAAAGAAGCAAAAGCACTTGTCAATGATGGGTGTCCTATTTTCGTTTCATCTCGTGCTGCTGGTGTAACAGAGTCTGATGGCTCAGTAGCTTTGAAAAAATTATTCACATATGATATCGTTGCCGATCCTGGATTTGGATCAGCTAAAATGCACGTTAAGCCTCTCAATGAGAGTCTTGGGTATGCCGCTGATACTAACTTTAGAATCTATGAGATGTCGGATGAATCAAAAATAAATGACCTATTTAACATGAATCAAAATGATCTCGTAACAAAAACACAATTATCGGAATACTCTAAGTATCTTATTACTGAGTTAGCTTCTACTAAAAAAGAAGTTAAGACGGCACTTACTAAGGGTAACTTAACACCGAAAAAACTAGAACAACTTCTAGAATACTATGACGAACTTAATGTTACGAATGGTAAAATGACTAAATATCTTGATTACTTGGCTGAAAAGATTCAATTAGTTGTGTCAGAAAACAAAACACTTATCGAAAGAACAGATAAAATAATTGAACACAATGATTACTTAGCTGAAAATCTAGAAAAGTCTATTAACTACTCTGAGTATATCGCTGAGAAGTTAGACAAGAATATCGATTACTCTGAGTATATCGCTGAGAACTTAGATAAGTCAATCTCTTACGGAGAATATATCGCTGAGAACTTGGACAAGTCAATCTCTTACGGAGAATATCTTGCTGAGAACTTAGATAAGAACATCGCATACTCTGAGTACATCGCTGAGAACTTAGATAAGAACATCGCATACTCTGAGTACATCGCTGAGAACTTAGATAAGAACATCTCTTACGGAGAATATCTTGCTGAGAACTTGGACGATTCAATTGCATACTCTGAATATTTATCAGAGCATGTTGAGGGTAACATTGCATACTCTGAGTACATCGCTGAAAACCTTGATGATAACATTGCATACTCTGAGTATGTTGCTGAGTCTGTTGATAAGTCAATTGACTATCAAAAGACTATCGTTAATAAGTTGAATGAAGGACTAGTAACTGAAAATGTTGATGGATCAACAAGAAGTATGTTCCCATCACCGGAACAAGCTGGGTTCGTATCGGTTGAGGAAGAAGAAGAAGAAGAAGTTGGTGGTGACGGATCAGATGAAAATATTCCATCTGCTGATGAAACACCTAAAGTTGAAGAAGAAGAAGAAAAAACTTGCGACACTGATAAAAAAGACGAAAAAGACGAAGAAGAAGAAGAATCATCTGAGATTTCAGGAGATTCTGACACTGAACTTTCGAAAAGTATAGATAAATTGATTGGAGAAGCTAAGAAACGAAAAGTTTCTGAAACATCCGATTTACATTTCTTAAAATTCTTGAACAAATCACAGGTAGATAGTTTCTACGACCTTGTAAATGAGGAACAAGAAACTGTTAAACTTTATATAAACGAAAAAAGTTTCTTCACATCATATGATGTATTGAAGTTAATCTCTGAAGCGTTAAGTACTAAAAACGAGACTCTTGAAACGAGAGTTATCCGATTGATGCCCGAAAACATTAAGCCAATCTGGAACCAATTGAACGAGAGTTCTAGAAAGTCTGTTCTTTCACAAGCCAGACTTTACCCTGACGAAGTATTGAAAACTGAATCTCAGTTAGAACACTTCTGGAGAACTAGAAATCTCAAAACAAATGAATCTGTAACTAAAAAACTAGTTTCACACGAAGCACTTATCCAAGAGGATAGACTGAGTGAGAATGAAATGGGTTCTATTATGGAACGATTCAAAAACCTTTAATCTGTAGGTCAAATAGATAAAAAAACAAATTTTAAAAAATTATGTCACACATTAGAATAGACAAAAATAAAGCTGTCAAGAAATGGGGTCCAGTATTGGAAAACATGGGAGTTACTAATGAGGAAAGAGTTGATTGGTTATCAGAATATGCTGAATTTCACTCAATTAATGAGAACGCATACGTAAATGCTACAACAGCAGGTATGGGTCCCATCAATTCTCCTCAACCAGGTACACTTCCAGGACTTCTTGGTGGTGGAGCCGGATTTGGTGGTCAATCACAACCAGGCGAATTGCGTATAGGATCAGGTGATCTTGGTCAAAACTTGCTACCAGTAGCAATGAAAATCGCAGCACAAACAATAGGTTTAGACCTAGTAGCTGTAAAACCTACTCCGGGTCCAAAAATCGACCTTCTTTATATTGATTTTCAATATGATGATTTGAGAGATGGGACTGGTGAA